TAGTTTGCTCTAAATATTCACTTATAGTAGACACAGTTTGTGATTGAGAATTAGTTGGAAATTTAAATTTTATATTATGTTTACTAATAGTATAATCAAATTCTCCGTTTTCATCTGATTGAATATCAATTGTTTTTGTTTTAATTTTAGATAAATCAATTGTTTGTTCTAGTTTTTTGCCAGATTTTGGATCTGTAACTACAACTGGATATTCTGCTCCGTAACTTAATATACGAGCGTTTAAAATTAATCCGTCTTTATCTACTTGACCTATATCATCTAAATTAATATCTGTAATTATTAAGGATTCTAATAATTTATCTAAAACTATTCCTTCTTTAACATATGATGAGTTAGTTAAAATGTCTTCATCATATGCAGTCATATATCTCATTTCTATTTTGCCAGAAGCTAATGGACTAGAGTGTGGATAAATTTTTCCTTCGCTTGTTAATGTTATAATTTCAGAAGGTATAGTGCCTCGATTTTTTTCTTCGTATTTGTTTTTAGCTAGATTTATTAAATTGTCGTTTTGATAACGATCAGTGTGTTTTGCCATTGTAACTCCTTTTTTCTTTATTATAAATATATTAAACAGTAAAAATGGGAGTAAAAACTACTCCCACTATAATAAATAAATTAATATTCTAAGACTGCATAATCATATTTTAATGTCATTTCGATTTGTACAGATTCTTCTGTACCCCAATCCATTTGACCAAAATTAGTATCTAATATAAATGCACCTTTCAATGTCCATTCTTCTATTTTTTCTCCCGTTGGAGATAAAGAATGAAATGTTATATCCTTTTTATATTGAGTACTATATCCATCTCTACCAGTTAATGATTCATGATGAAGTCTAACCCATTCCATGACAGCTTGTGCTCCAGAAGGAACTATAGGATCATACAATGTAATAGCTACATCATTCCATCTAGTCTTTCCTTTAACTTTTCTATCAATATTGATATGATCTAATACTACTTCTCCATTTGTTAAAGATGGTCTAGCTGCAGCTTTTATTATATAACTTGGAATATCTCCAATATACATAATAAACCTATTGGCCATTTTTGGTTCCCAATCAAATGCATTCAAAAATAAATCATTTTGATTAATACCGGGTAAATTTTGTTCTAATGCCATTTTTATATTCCTATGTTCTTTTTATATAAATATTACTTAATCTAATTTCTATTCAGGGAATGAAGCACCAGTTGGTTGAATATTAAAGTCTAAGACAATAAATTCTGCCGTTCTAGTTGGTTGTAAAAATATTTGACCATATAATATATTTTGATCTATTAGATCTGGTGTATTATTTGTGTCATCCATTACTACTCTAAACGCACTCAAACCTTGTTGCGATCTTACTCCTTCTAAATAAGGATTAACAATACTTAAAAATCTTAATCTAGTTGCATCTGTATTTTGTTCAAATACTAAAAACTTAGTTGCAGATGCTATAAATTTCTTAACTGTTATTAATAATCTTCTAACATTAACTCTATCTAAAGCACTTGGCCTAGATTGTAATGTTTTCTGTCCCCATATGCATATTCCTTGATTAGGGAAGTTTGCAATTGGATTGATTCTAGCTTCGTACAGCGAGTCTCTATCTGCCTGGGTTAATTTTTCATAAGTATTAATTGCCGCTGTTAGTCCACCTCTATTCAAACCTGCAGGTGCATACCATGGTGCTGATGTTGCATCATTAAATGATAATGCTCCAGGTACTAATACCGATGGTGGTACAAATATTGGTTTATTTTTTGCTGGATCAATTATTCTTACCCATGGAAAATATGTTGCCGTATAATTTGAATCTAAACTAGTTACATTGTTAATAGTGGTTGTAATACTATCTGTTAATGCAGGTACATCCATTACATAAAATGTGTCTTGTCTTTCTTCTGCCATTTGTCTAGCTTCTGAAGTTACATTAGTATGTTTACTATGCAATATACCAGGTGTTAATAACATATTAATATCAAAGAAATCCGTATTACTTAAAGCTGCAAATGCTTTCCTATATGCTTTTGTTCCTGTGGTAGAATTACCAGAGCAATCAAATCCAAATGTATTTGTAGCTGTTATATTTGTTCCACTTAGTTTAGGTAAATTTGGTCTTGCTCCATCAAATCCACCTTGAAATGGTACCATAAACTTTCTAGTTTGTAAAGCTACATTAGAACCAATTGTATTAGCATCTAATACATTTTGAATAGATCCTGTATATGGTGATAACACACTAGGGAAGTTTGCGCCACTCGATTGACTAACATCTCCTAAATAAAAATCTGCATTTGATGCAGTCGTTGAGTTAGCAGTTGGGATTGGAGCTAAATAATTTAAGTTATTTAAACTTGTAAAATCAAATCCATGATAATTTTTACCACTATATGATCCGCCAACCGTTTGTGTTAATGACATTGATGCTGATACTAAACTTTGTGTTCCGTCTCCTGCCGATCCAGATGCATCTCCAATTGGAGAACTTAAAGCTCTAGATCCAAATGGTACCAATATCTTATTTAATGTTTTTTCTTTAACACTATTAGTAACTTCAACTCTTACATAACTAGATGCATTTGGATATTCTCCATTATCTCTAATTTTGCCGTCTGAATCAATTGTTATATATTGATCTCCAATTTTTCTTGCAATGTAATTTGGTGAATCAGGATCTAAATTACAATTTGTAAATGATTCTACTATATCTGGTGTTTTATCAGTATCGTCAGAATCAAATGGTGAATTTGGTATACTACCATTATTCACTTTTCTTATTTCTACTGTAAATGTACCATACCCATTAGGATCTGCTACTTCAGATGCTACTCTAATATCTCTAATACCAACTTTAACGTCAACATTTTCTGCATTTCCATGAGACAATGTATGTATCTTAAATAAATTAACTGATGTTGTGCCTATTTTTTGTGATGTAATAAATGGTGTTGTTCCTGGCTGAAAATCTTGAAGTAACGTTAAGGTAGAAATATCCAAAGACATAGAAACGTGTGCCATATCATTAAATAATGAAGTTGCAGATGCATTTTCATATTGTACATATACTGGATAATTAACCCCTTTAGGATTAGTACCAAATATTTTTGTTATGTAATTATTTTTAGTTGCGTCAATAGAAGAACTTATTCCTATTTCTTGTAAATATGCTCCACTAAATCCAGGTAAAGAAGAATCGCTATTAAATGATCCAGATACATTTAATACAAAACTACCTGATGTATTTTTTACCATAAAAGATTTTTGGAATACATCATTGCCAGCTCCTACAGTAGATACAGGTGCAGTAGGATGTAATACATGAGTAACAATTGGTCCAACACTAGCAGAAGAAGCCATTATAGCTATACTACCATTGTCTAATTGATAACCGTCTTCATATAATAATCGTGTAACAGTCATTACGCCGGCATTCTTTAAATACTCTTGTACTGTGAATGGTACATATGATTCATCGGTATATCCGCCAAATATTTCTTGAAACTCGGAAAATGAATTTATTTTTGTTGGAATTTGTGCAGGACCTTTTATTGTTGTCCCAATTATTGATGCTCCAATTTCACTAACTCCTCTTTGTAAAAAAGATTGATCTTTTTCGTTAGTAAATACACCAGGCGATACTATTCTTTCTGCCATTAAAATGCTCCTATTATTTTTTTAATATTTTATTATAAATATAAGTAAACTACTCAAAACCTTATGATTTTGGAATAAATATACCTTCTTCTAAATTTATTTGTCCTTCGCCGTATTTATCTTCTAATTTTTTGATTAATTCTTGCTCATTACCACGCAATTTATTTAACGTTTCAAAACATTCTGATTTTGCATTTGTTAGTTGTTGTAGTTGAGTATTAATAAAATATTCGTCAGCTGTTATCATTCCTAATTTAGAATTATTTTCTTGATATTGTATTCTAATATCAGTCATTTCATCTATATCTTTTTTGTCTAATTTTTTTGTTGCCATATTATAACCTTTTTTTTTTGTAATTGTAATATTATTATTGTTTCTTATTATATATTATATATAAATATTTTCATTAATCAAAAGTATAATTAAATAAAATATCTAGTCTTGTATAGTTGGCGGTAACTGAT